GAAAGTCAATTGTGCCAAAGATGGCGGTATTAAATTTATAAGAGAGGACATAAAGTATTTTTGCAAAACGAATATTAAAAACAAATTCAAAACGGTTATTTTATATAATGCAGATGAATTAACAATCGATGCGCAATCAGCGCTTCGACGATGTATTGAAATTTTTAATTTTAATACTAGATTTCTTATAGTTACAAATAATAAAGATAAAATCTTAAAACCTATACTTTCAAGATTTTGCGAAATTAATATACCATATCCTGTTATAAACAAAAAAATGGTTAATTTACATAAATATTTAATAAGTAAAAAATATAATTATAAAAAAGACCGAGAAATATGGCTTAAAAAATATTTGAAAAAAGTTACTGAAGAAAATTTATGTGAAAGCGTTGAGTATTTGTACGAAAAAGGTTATTCTGCTGTTGAAATAATAGATCTTATTAAAAGTTCTAATTTAAGTATAAACGATTTACTATTAAATTTTACAAAACTCAAAAGAGAATTCAGAAATGAAAAATTGTTAATGTATATAATTATATATTTTTCTTATTTCCGTTCAAATTATCATTTAGAAAATCTTGTCTTTATTTAATGGATGACTATAATATAACATCATTAAATAACTCTCAGCACGAATGGGCCGTTCAGATACTAAACACATTAACGCCTTATATTATTGAAGGTATTAATTCGATTTTTGATGAAGCATACAAATTATGTATTGAGAACAGGGAAAAAGAAAAATATTTAATGACTTTTCAGAACCTTTTAGCTAGAATTCCCAAATGGAATAATACTATTATAGAAGAGGAAACCAAACGCATAGTTGATAAAAGCAAGTGCTTATATTTAGAAGACTTAATTTCTTGTGTTCATATATCACATTTAAAGATCTTGACGTCTATGAGGGTTACAAAAACGCAAAAAAAAATAAACATAAATGTTCCGGTATTGAAAGATTTTATTCACAAAGTTTACATTCACTGCGGTAGAAAGTTATACACTGTAACTTATTTATTTGAAAGAGACATTGAACCGTTAATAATGCAGAAAAATCGAAAAGAAATTGAGGATCATGTTAATAATGCCATATTAAATGCTATTAGAGAAAGTATTCCTGTAGAAGAGATATTAAAAGCTTATATGGACGAATCTACTGATTTGATAGCAAGCGTAAACAAAGATGTAATTGTTGAGGAACAAGAACAGCCAAAAACTATGAGTGAAGCGGTAGTCAAAAATGAGCCTGTCGAAGTCAAAAATGATCCCGTCGAGGTCAAAAATGAGCCTGTCGAGATCAAAGAAGCACCTATAGTAGTAAAAGAAGCACCTATAGTAGTCCAAGAGGCATTAGCTCCACCACCAACGCCTGTTGTAAATAAACCAGACAACGTTACGTTGTCGTTTTCAGAAATAGATAAGGCAATATCGGTGGACAAGGTCGAAGAAAGTGTATCTGCACCTAAGGACGTGGCTACTTTAGAAAAAATTAGTGATGAAAATCACAAAAAACGTAAGGAAGAGGAAGAGGAAGAAGAAGAAGAAGACGAAGGTAAATTAGTTATAAGTGATGATAAAATAGATTTAAATCCTTTAGACATAAATGAGATAAAAATGAAAATAGATGAAAATCCATTGTTGTCTGATATAGAAGTTTTAATGTAAGGGTGCGTTATTATTAGTTAATTATAATTTAAATATAATTAAATGGACGTAATGTTAGTTGCACCAGCAGTTATTACGGCTTTATTTTTCATCATTAACTATATTGATATGAAATATATTAAAAAGACTGAATTATCAAAAGATGTTATTAAAAATACAGTTATAGTTACTGTCAGCAGTGTAGCTGGTATATTTGCTGTAAATAAATTAAAATTTTTAAAATCTAAGGCTAAACCCGAGAAAGCTCAGGTATTTGTAGATAAACCTGAGTTTTAGAAATAATTAATTATTTAATAATATTAAATATTGTTTAACATTATTAATTAAAATGATAATTACAAGTGAAGAAGTAAAAAACACACTATATACGGGTATAAAATTAAATATGTTTTGGACTGCAATACACTGGGTTTCAGTACAACTGTACCATAAATTATGTATTCCATCAACATTTTCTGGATACATATTTACCCCAATAATGACGCAAGCACCACACTGCAAGACATTAATTTGGTTGCATAATACCTCTATAGAGGCTTTTAATTCATTAAGAACAATAGTAGTAAGTTTTGGGGTTGCGGTAGTTCATACATACTTTTCCGTTGATGATAAGATAAAAATAAAATAAATTGATATTAATTAAATAACTAATAATAAATTATATCATAATGTCTCTATCGGTTGAACCAGACTTATATCAAGTAGCTGTAGATGAAAATGGAACATATATTAATGCAATGCCGTCATTTAATAATATTAAAAATGGAATCAGGTGTCCATGCGGTAGTAGAAAAAACCAAGTTTATAAAACTACTGCTAGTTTAACTAAACATTTCGATTGTGAAAAGCATAAAACGTGGTTAAAAAATTTAAATCATGAAAAAATTAATCATTACAATGATTTAATTAAAACTCGAGAGGTATTACAACAACAACAACAAATGATAAGAGAATTAAAACTTGAATTACAAGAAAAAGATAGAATAATAATTAATCTTAATAAAGATATTAACAAATTACAAAAACCTACGTACGTACCTGTTGGTAATTTACTTGACCTATGATTATACCATACATGGTATAGCATCAATATCCACTACTTTTGTATTCTTTTTAATGCTTTTCTTAGATACCGAATACTTGCTGAATATAGTATCTTCTAACTGTGCTTTTGGGGTTATGTTATGTACGCTTCTTGCGATCATTTTATATAATTTGAATTCGGGATATCTTTCTTCGCCATTTTTTTTATATAAGATATTTCGTCCCTTGTCATCTTTACACCATTTTTCCATTAGGATTTTAATAGGATTATATACCTCACTATTTTTATCATCTTCGTCCTCGTCAATTAAGTTATCGTATAAAGAGCAAGCTAATCTGCATAAATCAAAACTGTAATTAGGTTCTAATCTAGGTTTTTTGTCATTAAAATATGGTTCGAAATTGTATTGTGTGGCAGCGTCACCGCTTAACGAAAAACTGTCACTGCAATGTAAATTTCCATTATATTTATAGATGGCACGACCAAAATCAATAATCTTAAATAATTTACCATATGTTGGAACTTTGTAATAAACTCCTTCGAAATGATAAAATATGTTTTGTTTGTCGGTTTCTACAAACATAACATTATTCGTATGAAGATCATTATGTGTGAAATTAAACACTTTTTGATATGTTGCAAGCGTCATAATAATTTGCATAAACGCAGATATCAATTCGGCATAACTAATGTCTTCTTCTATTAATTTGTCTAACGTTGTTTCACACGCTTCTAATGCTATAATATTTACCGGAAATTCATTTATTTTAATATCAAAGTTTTCGTCATCACCGTCACTACCATCGCTGCTACCATCGCTACCGTCATCACTACCGCCATCACTACCATTATTATCTTCTTCATCATCTGTTACAGAGGATCTAGATGAACAACTCGAATGCGTAGAACGACTTTGTTTTGTAGAAATATCAACCAACGAGATATCGCTTACAAGTACACCAGACTTCAAATCATTATCATTATCCTTGTCATCGTCTAATCCTGTGATAGTCATTAATGAAGATAAATTAATTGATTCCTCATCCTTTTTGATATTGAGTTTAATTTTATTTTTAACAGAATCATTGTTAATAAGTTTTTTTAGTTCATCTGTAACTTTGAATAAGCTATTTTTGTTTTCATTGAAGAATGATGAATTCAGCATATATTCTATATCGTCTTCGCTATTGAAAATATAGTCATTTTTGACTCCTAGGAACCCGCCATGGTAATCCAATCCATGTACAAATCCGTATTCGTGTAATAATTTACTAGTTAAATAAGAAAAAAAACTATCCACATAAGCCGCGTTGTTTACGTCTAACATCTTTTTATCACAATTTTTATCGCCGCAAGGTAATATATTTATATCGTCATCTTTATATTTACCAATTAAATATTTCAATGGGTCTATTAAAGGAGCAAATTTAAAGAATACCTTTACTTTTTTTTTGTTGCCTTTTTCGTCTTCTACGAAGGCTTCGTATATTTTATCCGATATTTTCTGGGTAATACTTGTAATTTCCCATTTATTATTGAGATTTATACTATTTCGGTTGTTTTCGTTTAATGTGAAAAATAAATCATATATTGGAATATAATTCTGTAATTTGCTTACATCCAGTTCCTTTTCTAAATAGGGGAATGCTATATTCTTATTTTTTCTATAAAAAATAGGTTCCATATTTTAACAGATATAAAAATATCTTAATATTTAAACTAATATTAATATGCGTTTTTAAAATCTTTTTTTTCTCTAATATTAGAAGTATGACTTTAGAATTAAAAAAATTTGATATGAAGACAATAAGTTTCAAACCAAATGAAAATAAAGGCCCTGTCATAGTTTTAATAGGGCGACGTGATACAGGAAAAAGTTACTTAGTCAGAGATTTATTGTTTCATCATCAAGATATACCTATAGGTACGGTTATATCAGGAACAGAAGCAGGTAATCAATTCTACAGTAATCATATTCCAAAACTATTCATACACGAAGAATACAATAGTGCAATTATAGAAAATATTTTGAAAAGACAAAAAACCGTTATGAAACAAATAAATAAAGAACAGGCTAATTACGGGCGTTCTAGTATAGATCCAAGAGCCTTTGTAATATTGGACGACTGTTTATATGATGCCGGATGGACTAAAGATAAACTGATGCGATTACTTTTTATGAATGGTCGACATTGGAAAATCATGTTGGTGATTACGATGCAATACCCGTTAGGTATTCCTCCGAATTTACGTACAAATATCGATTATGTTTTTATACTAAGAGAACCTTACATATCTAATCGTAAAAGAATATATGATAATTATGCAGGTATGTTTCCTACGTTTGAATCTTTTTGTCAAGTAATGGATCAATGTACTGAAAACTATGAATGTTTGGTAATAAATAATAACGCAAAAACTAATAATTTAACCGAGCAAATATTTTGGTACAAAGGAGAAAGTAGAAAAGATTTCAGATTAGGTTCAAGAGAGTACTGGGAAATGTCCAAAGAACTTAACTCCGACGATGAAGATGAGCAATATGATCCAAATAATACGAGAAAGAAGAGTGCTGGACCTAAAATTAATGTAAAGAAAACACGATGGTAAGTATTAAATCAAATAATATTATGTTGTGATAGTATTATTTGATGATTAAACATAACAATTGGTTCAGTATAACAGACATTAGCGATAATATTATAATAACTTTCAACAGTACCACCAATAATCAAGAGTTTGAAGAGTATTTGAACTACTACAAAAAGATATATGATTCGCAAAAGCATATTGAAGTAGTATTTGATTGCAGAAATATAATTTATATATCTATTGAAAATATCTGTAAAAAAATAGTTTTAATGAAAACTATGCAGCCAACACATAAAATTTATTTGGATAAATTTTATATTATAGTAAGCAGTAGATACATGCAAACTGTAATAAATTTTGCATTTTCTGTTGTTAAACCTGTATCCGAGTATGAAATATTAGACACGCTTCCTTCGGGTTTTCTTTAAATAAGTTCTTCCCTTATTTCTTGTTTTTTTACCGCCTATTGGATTCTCTTTGCTATCCGCGGGACCCGTCTCCTTCGTCTCCTCCATCTTATTCTTATCCGCCTCCGCCTTCGCATCCGCATCCGCCTTCTCCTTCGCCTTCGCTTTTCTCTCCTCGTCGGCCTTTTTTTTTGCCGCGGCGACGGCGGCGACCTTAGCTTCGGCCTCAATTTTTTGGATGTTAGCAATAGCTTCTTTATCAGCGTTTTCTTTCAATTCATTACTAATAATAGTGCTTTGACGGTTAAAATTATCTTTAACCGTTTTTAAATCTTGTAGTTTTTTTAATTTTTTTCGTTCGGCTTCGATTTCCTTTTCATTATTCTCGATATCATCTGTAAGTTCCGCGATTTCTTCTGCAATGTTATTTTGATCCTCTATAGTAGCATTTTTAATATTATCTTCTTTTGCTTTCTTCTTGACTCTATTTTCAGTTAACGCCTTGTTTAACTTTTTAATCGTAGCCTCAACAATTGGTATTTGTCGATCAATATCAGTTATTATATTTTTTGCGGCATCACTTTCATCTTTAGATTGTTTTTTATACATAACTGCTTCTTTGCGTTTCATTTCTAGCTCTATAAGATCTTGTAATTTTTGTTGATTTTTTTCTGTATCACCATCACCGGCATTCTTATCATATAAATACTCTTTATAAGCTTCCGCGCCCGCTTCAGGAAAATATTCTTTAAAATGTTCTTTAAGTAATGTTTCGTTTTTGTGGGCTTTTTCTGCCCATTTTTTAGCCTGTTCTTTTGCTGCGTCTGATTTCGATTCTTCTTCTTGTTCTTTTATAGTTTTCTCCAATGTTTTTTTTATGTCTTCTTTTCTCTCCATTAGTTTTTTTTCTAACGATTTGTCATTACTTTTTATTGCTTCTCTAAGTTTTTTATTCGTTTCGGCGAGTTCTTTATTAAGCTTTTCTCTTTTTCTATTGCGTCTAACATAATTATTCTTTAGTTTCTTTTCTAGTTCAAGTCCTAAAACAATTATAGTTTTATTGATATCAAGTTTTTGTTTCAACAAAGCTTTTTCCAATTCCTCGTCAGTGTAATCAATTCCTCTTGGTAACTTTTCTTTTATTTGATCTAGAGCGTCAGCTAATTTATCTTTTTGTGCTGAAGAATATTTTTTGCTAGCTTTAAATATAGTCTCCAAATCCAACCCTTGAAAACCGTTAAAATAATTAACAACTGCGCCTAGATCTAATTCTGTATTGACTACATTTAGAGGAACTGCTGGCAGAATTTTAATACCAATAGAAGGCATATCGGCACCCGGTCTTTTATTCATTTCACTCATTAACTCTTGTTGTCTTTTTTTTTCTGCTGCCTCTATTAGTTTTTCTTTTTCCTTTATCTTGTATCCTTCATCTTTAATATTTATTTTATCCATCTCGATATTTAGTTCCCGCTGTTCTTTTTTAGTGAAATCTTTTCCATAATCTACATACCGCTTAGTTTTTTTCATATCTTCACTCTTATAATGATCAATCAACGGGGTCATTAACTTTAAACGGGCGCGCTTAACTTCTTCTTTCTCTTGGGGTTCGTTATTTATAACACTTATAACAGCATCTATATCCTCACCAAATAATAAATTATTGGTTTTAAAGAAGTCCTTAATTTTATATGGAGTTTTAATGTTAGCATCCACAAAATTTCCGGCTTTCACTATATAATCTTCATTTTCTTTGTCACGTTCTATAGTTTCTATATCACTAGCATTAGATTTTTCTAATTTATCTAAATTTGTTGATTTATTTAGATCATCCGATACCTGCTTCTTGGCTTCGGCGATTTTCTCTTTTAACTTCTCCTGTTCATGTAATTTATTATCCGTCTCTGAATTCATTATATATATATACATTAGACATATTTATATAATATTATCACCTTCAAATAACTCTGTTTTAACTTCGTCTATTGTCACGGTTCCTCTTTCTTTTAGTGCGTTTTCTTGTGTATTCAGTTCTGATACACCAACTAAATTACCCTGTTCATTAATGCTCTGTGTTAATTTATTACCGGTTTCTTTAGCCAATGCTATATTTTCTTCTATAGCCTTTTTCTTGCTGTCTTTGACACGCTGTTCGAAATAATCTTTGGCTTTGTCCTCGTTTTCTTTTTTCTTTGCCATTAAGTCATTTAATTCTTGTTCCAAATATTCCACTCTTCCAGTCTTGTATGCTTCTGGCTCCCAAGGCATCCATAAACCTACTGGTCCTACAAATACATCAAAATTAGGGTCAATTTCTCTAAGTAACTTGGCTCTCATTTCGGCTTCTTTTTGTGTAGGAAATGTTCCCCTAATTTTTATACCTCTAGTGGAAGTTTGAAAATCGTTTTTAGCATTAAATTCGCTCTCTAATCTTTCCTCGTTATTGTCTAAATATGTTTTGTATTCATCAAACACTGAAGTGTTGTAGAGCTTATGGTTTTCTTCTTTGCAAAACTCGGATAGATCTTCGGATAATAATTTAAAATCTAAATTGTATTTGTATGAAATGAAATTTACAAATTGATTAAATTTCTCAACTGATTTGTTTAAATCCCAAGATTTTAGGAATTCTTCAAAAAAGAATGCATTCTTATTTTCGATAATCTTTTCAGGTGACACAAATGATATACACACGAATTTTTGATTGGCGATTGGTTTGTCTTCGTCAAGTAGGTCTACCTGTTTTTTCTCTTGAACTTGAGCCATATATTAATTACTTTAGTAAAAAATATTTAAGTTTTAATTTATTAAAAATATTTTTTTCTTATTAATAATTATAATGAATGTCAACATGGGAGAATTTGTTAAAAGAGCGATTAAGTATTTAGTTGAAGGCTTAATGATTGCGATTGCTTGCTTCATTTTACCTAAATCACCTATGAAAGCGGACGAGATTGCATTAATTGCATTAACGGGTGCTGCTACCTTTTTAATTCTTGACACATATGTACCAAGTGTAGCGGGAAGCGCAAGAATGGGTGCTGGCTTCGGCATTGGCGGCAATCTTGTTGGTTTCCCTCGTTAGATGATTTATAAACAAATGATAAATTATATTTGTTTATAAAAATTAGATAGTTGGTATAAATTGCCACCCAAGTTCGCCACATATTTTTTTCCATATTTCATCTTGTTCTATTCGTTTTTCCCTATCTTTAAGCATAGGAAAATAAGGCAAGAATTCTTCTTCATCCAACAATTCACATAATTTATATATGGTATAATAATAATTTAAGAAGTTTACTCTGTCGCCGGGACAAAATTTCGCATATGGTTGTTGAATATCCATAAATAAATTACATAACTTGTCTTCTAATTCAGGCGTCATTATAGGAGGTTTAATGCCTAGCTTGTCTTTTATAAAAGGTATGTGTTCATAAAACTTATTATATCCCAGTTTTTTGAGTATATCTTTGGCTTGTTTATTAGTTAATTCATCTATATTGGTTCGTTCTTTTTGAATTTGCATTTTAATATTTTCAATGATTTCATCAGGTATTTGCGTGGTTTCTTTAGCTTGAAATTGAGCCAATATTTCTCTAAAATGATTTATTCTTTTATATGCATAAAAACATACTTCTTTAGGCGGTTCTTTGTATGATGGTTTTTCATTTTCTATCAGATATTTGAATTGTTTGGCACATTGCTCATTGTTACATATAACAACACCTTCATATTCTACTGGTATTAATTCGCCTTTTTTACAAATAGAACAAATATTAGATTGACATATACACTTTTCAATATCAATATATTTATCATCTATATTTGAAAAATATTTTGAAATATTTTCATTGGTTGTTTGTTTAAGGCCTTTGTTCGACGATTTAATGAAAAAATTGTCTATCATAGTAGTTTTGTTGTTTCCTTCAGATACGGTCTTCTTTTTTTCGAAATAGTCAAATACATATTCCGAATTATTTAAATAGTAATTTTTTTGAAAATCTTTCATATTTTTAATTTCCTTTCTAAGTTTTTTTATCTGGTCTATCGTTTCAAATTTGTCTTTTAGGTTTAGTTTTCCTTTGAGATGAGTTTTCAATCTTTCTATTTCTTTCTCATTATTGGGAATCGTTTCACACGATTCCCTTTTAAACCTATTCAAAATGTCGTTGTGTTTTGTATCTAATGTGATATTATTTACACTACTAGTTTTAATAACTTTTTGATTCTTAGGTTTAAAATTAGGCATATATATAATTTAATTATATATATTTAAATGTTTCAAGTTCAGTTATATTTAATGTTTTCTTTTTAGTATTAAATGGAAAATGAAAATAAAATTTTAGTTAAAGAGAAAAAAAACAAATTTATTTTAAACGCTATAGAGGACGGATGGAGTGTTTCTAAAAAGAAAAACTTGTATATTTTTACAAAGGATCGAACTAACGAATTGAATGTAATGTCGGACGACTACCTTAAAGATTTTATAGTCAAATATTTATCTAAATGATTAGTTAAATAAATAATTTTATTTAATACTAGATATATGGTCTTGTTATATAGGTGTATATTTATCTATGTATATTAAATAATTAATTTAATTTTGAAAAAATTTTTTTCTTTAGCAATATTATAATCATGGGAGGTGGTTTAATGCAATTAGTAGCTTACGGCGCACAAGACGTTTACCTTACCGGTAATCCCCAAATTACATTCTGGAAAGTAACATACCGCAGACACACAAACTTCGCGATGGAATCGATCGAACAGACATTCAACGGCCAGGCTGATTTCGGCCGCAGAGTAACATGCACAATCTCGCGCAACGGCGACCTTGCTTACCGCACACTTTTACAGGTTACATTACCTGAAATTAACCAGGGCATGAACGCCTCTGGCGATGTTTACGCTCGCTGGTTAGATTTCCCTGGCGAGCAGTTAATCTCGCAGGTTGAAGTCGAAATTGGTGGACAGCGCATCGACCGCCAATACGGTGACTGGATGCACATCTGGAACCAGCTCACGCTTTCGTCGGAACAAGAAAAGGGCTACCACAAGATGATTGGCAACACCACACAGCTTACATTCATCACCGATCCTTCGTTCGCTGACGTCGACGGCCCCTGCGAATCGAGCGCCCCTAAGAACATCTGCGCTCCTCGCAACGCCTTACCTGAAACAACACTCTACGTTCCTTTCAAATTCTGGTTCTGCTGCAATCCTGGACTTGCTCTTCCTCTTATTGCCCTTCAGTACCACGAGGTCCGCATCAACCTTGACCTCCGCCCCATCGATGAATGCTTATGGGCGGTTGGCACTCTTGATCCTACAACCGGCGGATCATCGGAAAAGGTTGTCACTGCTTACAACCAGTCGCTTGTTGCGGCCTCGCTCTTCGTCGACTACATCTTCCTCGACACCGACGAACGCCGCCGTATGGCCCAGAACCCCCACGAGTACCTCATCGAGCAGCTCCAGTTCACTGGTGATGAATCGGTTGGTTCGTCGTCGAACAAAATCAAACTCAATTTCAATCACCCTTGCAAAGAGCTCATCTGGGTCGTCCAGCCCGACGAGAACGTCGACTACTGCTCGTCGCTCGAGGGTCAGTCGCTCCTCTTCAGAACGCTCGGTGCTCAGCCCTTCAACTACACCGACGCCGTTGATGCTCTACCCAACGCCATCCACGCTTTCGGTGGCAAAAGCGCTGTTGGCGGTACCAACGCTTTCATCGACGCTTCGGGTCTATTCGAGTCGGCTGGAGCCGTCGATGCCTCGGGCGCCCTCAGCTCATCGCTTTGGGGCGGCGCCGATGGTGTGGGAGCATTCGATGTCGGCGTCGACGGATACCAAGGTTCGGCTGTTTCGGATGCCGGCACATTCGTCCTCACCGAAACATCGCTCACCCTTCACTGCTGGGGCGAAAATCCCGTTGTCACTGCCAAACTCCAGCTCAACGGACAGGACCGCTTCTCGGAGCGCGAAGGCACATACTTCGATCTCGTCCAGCCTTTCAACCACCACACCCGCCACCCCGACACCGGCATCAACGTCTACTCGTTCGCTCTCCGCCCCGAAGAGCACCAGCCTTCGGGAACATGCAACTTCTCGCGCATCGACAACGCTACCCTCCAGCTCGTTCTCTCGAACGCCACTGTCGAGGGCACAAAGACCGCCAAAGTACGTGTCTACGCCACTAACTACAATGTGCTCCGCGTAATGAGCGGCATGGGCGGCCTCGCTTACTCGAATTAAGCACCTTAATTAAGCAACCTTAATTAAAATAGAATAAAGTAGGGAAATTAATTTTTCTCTGCTTTATTTAATTTTGATACCAAATCTATTATTGGTATATCGTCTAAGTATAATGACTAAAATAATAACCACCACTATAAATAATAAAAACTTAAATAACAAGTTTATAATATAATTTTTATTATGGAAGCTTTTGATATCAGATTCATATAAATTTAAAAATTTTACACTTGCGTCTACTGCCGTTCCCATATGAGCAATCGTTGGTCTTTTACCTTTTGTAAAACAACCTAACGCATAAAGATTCTCTATATTACCTTTTATAGGTAAATGACCAAGATCTTTACGTGTGAAACCTGTATTCTTTGATTGCCATTTACCATCATAATGTTCAATACCTTCACTTATTGTTATAGTATAATGTTTTGGTAATTTATAATTTTCATTAATTTGTTTTATACATTCTTCTACAACTTCATCCTTACTACATTGATTAGCTGTTTTATTTATTCTTTTTGACTTTACATCCATATCAACAATGCAACACGACCAAACTGCTTTGACATTTTTATTTTTTGTTTTATTGTCCAACCATTGACTTACAGGAAGAATAATAACATTCCAATCACTTCCACAACTCCAACACCATTTTTCTGGAAATTTAATATTATCGAAAAAATGTAATTGAAAACCAAAACCTATATAATATGTATTTTTACACCAATTTTCTATCCAACCATAGTTAATCCAGTTATTTTTAACTTTACTATTACTCGCTTCCAATACATTTAGTATTCCCGTTGATTGACAGCAAAGTACTACTCTATCTGCGCTTTTTGTTGTTATTTCATTTGTATTTAAATCTTTTATTACAACACAACTTATTTTGTTATCTTTTTCCAGTAGTCCAACTACTTCTGTATTTTTATAAATATCACCATTATTATCTTTAATTTTTTTTTCAATTAATTCATGCCATTTATTTGTGTCTTTAAACTGATATGGTGTAATTTTTCCGAATTCAACAGCTGATCTCATAAAGTCTTTTAAATTAGTATTATCTGGTCTATCACACAATATTATACATGTCATTTTAATATACTTTTTTGCATTTATATTAAGTGTACTCGTATCTAACCAATCTTGAACTGTTAAATTTTTATCTTTTGTAAATCTTTCCTTAACAATTTTTGATACTATTTTTATAATATCTGATAAATATAAATAATCTAATGCAGCACGGATAACCTTTAACTGCATCTTTATGTAATTTCCATAAACATATGATATTGAATCATTATTTAATCCTAAATCGTTTAAAAGTAATTTAATATTTTCTCGATATACAAGAATTCTTGGTGAATTTTCGCTCCAATAAACTCCTTCTACCCATTGTGAATTCCAAGAACCACCGAGTTGTTTATCTTTCTCTATCAAACATACATCATGTCCCCCATCCACCAAAGCATATCCTAACGATAAACCAGTTGGTCCTCCACCTACTATAACATACTTCATTATACTATAAC